ATTTTTTCGTCCCAATAAATAAACACCCACTCGGTCTTAGAATTTACATTATTCATTGACAAGCTTCCTGTAAGATAGCTCTGCAATAAAAGCTGTATAAATAGCGTATAAGGGATTAACTCCAAGATAAGCATACAAGAGTAGGCTACACCAGAATGAGAGGCACAGAACGCAGTTAAATGGCTTAAAAGGCAATAGTCTTTCCATCACCCAACCATAAGGTTCAAAGATGAACAGAAATGCAAACATAAATCCTACTGAGGATACTAAAACCCAATCGTTATAAATCTCCATCATAATTTCTCACTTAAATAATCGTCTTTAGTGTACTTAATTAATTTCTTTACCTTGTAGCCTTTTTCTACAACGTAAATATATCCTTTATTTTTTTGTCCGTAGACATCCTTCCATTTTAATCCAGTGATTTTATTATACATTGTGGAATAAATCATTGTGATTATTAGATTGGCGGCACTCTTGTCCTTCTCGTAGTAGTGTATAAATTTCTCACACACTCTCATAACAGCATCGTCTATAAGTCCTTGACGCAGCTCGTTATTACCATTAGTAATAAAAGAATAGCTTACGATTTCCTCTGCTCTACGCAATATAAACCTACCAAGGGCATTAGTTATTGCTCCTTGTTCTAGGGATTTCTGAGCCTCTAACTCAATTTTTTCCTTGTCGTACCTCTTCTTCAATTTGGTCTACTATTCTGACAATGTCAAATAGATAATCTGAAAGCTCTGAGGGCTTAATGTTGAGTTCATAGCCCAGGCGTACCAGGGTAATCTTTTGCTCTCCATATACCAACCGTCTGATTGTTTCATATAACGATATTATAAAATCAGCTTCAGAATCTGTTATCTGATTGTATGGTTCATCAATTTTCATAAGGCCTAATAGACATTGCTTTGTTAGGATCAATCTCAGCTATCTTATCTATAAGCGCATTCTCAAGTTTGTATGCTCTATCAATTTCTTCTTGAGTAGACTCTGTTCCTAGATTAGCAAACAGCACGGCCATTTCGTGGAGCAGTTCATCGACTTGCATCTTAATCATCTTGCAAGTTCTATAATTCTTCTGGTTGATCATAAGTTAAGTTTTTGCAAATTACTTTACATATGTATTGGTTCTTGTCAAGGTTCTCGTCAAATCTTAACGTAACCCTTTTGTAATACTTTGGATTATCATCCGGTATAATACCTTCAGAAACGAGCGTATCTGCAAGAAACTTTGAAACAAGAATACCATTGTCAATATCAAGACGAGAATTGTACGTGATATGTAGCTCAATACCCTCGCAAGTAAATCTGTCATACTCGTCCAAAGCTTTAAGGCAGTGTTTTTTATAGTCATCTTTGAATTTTTTTCTCTTAGCCCAGTGACCACCCGCATAGATTTTATTGAGGCTTGGAGGCTTAGGAAGGTTTAACTCTATCTCAGTAAATGTTTCCATTACTTGTACAGTTTAGCATCTTTTATATGCAAATATCCTACCACCTTATCAATGAATTGTCTTTGATTAAAGTGTGAGGTTTTAGGCATACCCCTTGTCTCCCAAACAGGTTCTGGGAGCTTGGCAAGATTAAAGGCGTAGATGCCTTGTGGTGTTTGAGAAATGTAGATAGGTACAGTAAGAAATTTCTGTGCCCTATGTATAAGTTTATCGTACTTTGCTTTCTCTATTAAGAGTTCGTCATAGTGCTTATTTCTGCACTTGAGTTCTATATCGCATTCGTACTTTAGGGAGAAACAATCGTAGTGATTGTATTGACCTTCAGACCAATCAAGGTCTTGGATGTAGTTATCCTTTAGATGTAGAAAAAGCTTGTCTTCATTCTTCTTCCAGCTCATTACCCTTTTCTTAGAGCAATCTTTAGTAGGATCAGGTATCCTATCAAATCTTGTACGGTGTCTTCCGTAGCATCAGTAATTCCCTTGCTCTTGATACGCATAAGCTTATCATCTATTCTAGCACATAAGCTCTCTACGGGATTCCCCTTTGAGAAGATACCTACGGGGTTAAGGGCTGAGTCCCCGTAGGCAGCATTCTTCTCTAAGAGTAAGTTTGTAACTTCCGTAGAAACTTCGATTATTAAATCTCTTGTTTCCATTTTATAAAGTTAGTCATTATGATCTAGTAAATCAACATCTATCTTATAAATCTTATTAACATTATCCTTTTGTATATATAACCTACCATTAGATGGATTAAAGAATATATATCCAAAGCCCTGGTCAACGCCTGTATAATCAGAGATATCAACCTTGTACATATGCTTGTTAATAGATATGCTTCCGTTTTCGTGAACCTCTATCTTCTTAGCAGAAGGGACATTGAACTTTAAATAAGCTCGTATCAGTTCAGCAAAAGCCTTTCTTCTATCACGAATTAGACTGTGGGTAAGCGAATTGTTTTTTACCATCTTTGGTGTACTCATAATATCTATTTGTTAGTTTATCAAAATACATAGTTACCTTTCCAAGCTTACCTACAATTTTAGGTTTAGCCTTTACAACTGTGATCTCAACTTGGTTAGGTTCGTAAGGTATCCCATTACCATCTTCTAAACCAAAGGGACATCTCCATACATTGATTATCATCATACCTTTTCTGGACCACTGCATCCCCCCGGCTATGTCATTCATAGTAGGTTTATCTACATAGGCTACGCCATTCTTATATTTAGCCTGTTGGTGTTTAGTGTGTACGGTAACAATTGTATGATAGTTCTTGTCACTTGAATGCTTACGCACCTTAGTAAGTATCTGTCCAATAGCGATATCATCTCTAACACCTTGACTAACATCTGTCTTAATCTCTGTGAAGGGATCGATGAAACATCCATCTATCTCTACAAAGTAGTCTTGCTCTATCTCTTCTACTGCCGTATAAAAACCCTCTATGGATAGGTCTTGAAGACCACTATCTACTATATAGAAGTGTGAGTTTATAAACTCAAATGCTTTCTCTGTCTCCTCATCTGTTGCAGTCATTGTATCATTAACCAGGAATGGCTTCCTTAGATACACCCACAATAGTTCAGCGAAGACCTCTGTTGGTGAGCCAGTCTCTGGCGAGTACACTGCCCATTTCCAGCCCGAATATTCTGACAGATTCATCATCAGTTCAAATCCAAACTGAGACTTGCCTTGATGTGCACCTGCGTATATATATGTGGTGCTACCTTTCTTCATAGAGTATTTATCAAAGAGTGAATCAAAACCTGTCCACTCTCCTTTCTTTACTCCGTCTTTTCTCAGCGAGGTCAAATTGCCCTTAACCTCATTTGCTGTGTATACAAACTTACTCATACTCATAATTACTCTTCTTTATAGTGAAACGATTCTCCTAATTCTTTTATCTCATATATTTTAACGACACCAAAGTTACTGATCTTAGCACCTGTTAGTCCGTTCCTGGCCATAATCTCTATAATAAATTGTGGGTCATTGTTCATCATCTCAAGCGTTGCAGCACGAGACAGAAACTCCACATCCTTATAGTTATTTGTATAGCTATTCCCTCTGTTCTTACGCCACCCAATTCGGGCTTTGTAATGATAAATCATCTGTCCTTTTCCCTCACTCATATCTATCTAATTTATCTTTTATTTCTTTACATAAGATATATTCCCTTCTTATTATATACGCTGACATAATCAGAACTAATACTAATACTATCATTTCTCTTTAGTTTTAAAGGTTAATAATGCCAATAATCTGTAATACTGGCAAAAGTTAGTTTTATATGTTGTTGCGTATGATTTGATTTCTTTTCCCATCATTATATGCCGCAGCATCCTTTTATGGTGGGACTTCCCATCATCTCATTTGATTTATTGCGTATTGCGATTTGAGATATTTTACACTTTGAGTGCTTTTCATTTTACACTTTGTCACACTATTACCTTACTTATGTGACAACATTGTAAGGTTTCACCCTTACTTTGTGTACCATATCGTCAGGTTTTACCCTTACTTTGATACATCTATAGTTAAAGAAGGGGGGCATTGCCCCCCTACTGATAAATAAATATAGAAAAATGGAAATTAGAAAGGTAAATCAGTGTCGCTATCATTTACAGCTGCTGCACGAGGTTTCATCTCACCTTGCAACTGGATATATTTACCACCATCACGCTTGTCCTTGATCTCTAGGTTAACCCAACCCTTGTCATTTTTAGCGTTTGATAATACTTCAAAATCTTGTGGGCCTAATGCCACCTTAACGATTTCACCATACTTGGTGCTTACTACGTTTGTTTTTCCAACGAATACTTTGTCGCTCATCTTAATTTAATTTAGTTACTTGTTATTAATTCTTTCAAATGATTGTACCTTCCTTCCAGGTACACGTACTTTTCATACAGTGCATTAATCTTAGATGATATAGCCTCCTCTGAGAAGTCCTCGTAGGTAGCTATAAACTCTATACACTTTTGGAAATACATCTCATATCTTCGGTCAGCTAATCTCTTCTTGTGACCTTCCATATAAGAGGATACCCCCTTCACATCGGTGTTGGTAATACGTGAGATTTCCCTCACACCAAATCCGTAGTAGGCAAGTACAGCACAAGACAATGCTCGCACCATTACTATGTCCTTTGTTTTCTTTGAACCTACGATATCTGCTATGCTCTTTCCAGAGACAGAAGCACAAGCGTGTAGGATCACATTCTCTTGATTATTAAAGTTCGCCATATCTTACATTATAAGGGTTAAATTCTTGGTTGAGAAAAAGATTCTCGTAAAGCTCTATTGATTTATCAAACTCGTATTTACCACCGTTCAAAAACTCATCACTTGCTTTGAATATTCCTACCTCATAAGGAAACTCTTTCTCTACAACTAAGAAATAAAATTCATCCACTCCAAAGATTTTACTATAAAGATAAGCTTGTTGATTGTACATCATCCACTTCGCACTCTTTCTAAAATCATCAAGAGATTTAGCAGTGGTCTTTAAATCTACTAGGTAAGTCGTATCACCATCAAAGACTAAAGCATCTGCCTTTCCCTTAAGTTTTATTTTAGCAAAGCTAGGAGTGATGTGATCCATAACACCTGGAACCTCAGCATCAAACCTTAGTCCCATTAGTTCCTCAACCTCATCAAGCCTTTTGAGCTTATCAAACATATTGTGAACCGTATCGTAATCCTTCTTTGGGAGTACAAGCTTATCACTATGCTCTAGCTTAAATTCTTTATAGTCGTTTCCTCTTCGTGTTCCGTTCCATAAGACAGTGTTATCAATGCCTTCGAGAAATAAAGAATGAAGTGCTGTACCCACATCAAAGAAACTAGCTGAAGGATAAGACCACTTCCCTTGTCTCATTAAATGAAACTTAGTTGGTGATTGCCTTAGTAGCTTAAGCATACTATTAGATAGGTATTCCTTGTCAGCGTAGTACGCCTCATCATCCTGGAACTTCTCGATTATATTCATTATAACATATCTTCTAAAGCGTAAATAATACTTCCTAAAGCGTGACGATCTATAGTCATAATAAATACAGTCTCCCCGTAGAGCTTTTGCCAAACTCGGACTTCTTCTAAGTCTTCTTGTTTTTCAAAAACAAGTACAAAGCCTTCTCCGTTTTTTAGCGTCATTTCTTTTACTTCCTTTTCAGGAAAGTCATCTGGATCAAAATCCATTAAGCTGATAGAATTTCTTTCTTCAACTTAGCAGTTACATTATAACCCGCTAAAGCTTTCTCTACTGCATCCTTCTTGCCATCAACTACTGCCTTAATCATATTGGCTTTGATTTCATCAGTCAATGACTTAAGTGTTACAGCCTTTGGAGCCGTAGCTTTAGTCGTGCTATTCTGCTTTGCGATTGCGATTGCCACCTCATTGCTACTTGCAATAGAAGTATCAATACCAATACCGAGATTAGCCAACGCACGACCCCAAGCACTTGTTTCACAATTTTCCACATAGCTTGTCTTGTTAATGTAGCTTGAAGATTTATCTTCTTGTGCAAATCCAGTAGCTATCACCATACCATTTTCATTACAGATAGTGGCACGAATAACACAAGAATTCTCATCCAGGTGTACTACCTCAGTGGACAGAGACCATCCCTTGTACTTGTCTTCTAATCTGAAGAACTTGATTCTCTCGTTAACCTCAACATACTCTTTACCCTTGATGTTTGTGGTCTTAAACTGATACTTACTCATAATTAATTGTTTAAAGTTACACTGCTAATATAGTACATTACAACACTATTCTAATACTTGTTCTGCTTTCATTATCAACAAGTTATTAACTTGCTCCTTAGATAATCCACTGGTTCTCACTGCATTATCTATGTCTGTAACGAAACGCTCTCTTGCTACTTTGCTATTCTCGAAGATAGATTTAAACACTGATGTCCACTGCTCTAAGGAGTCTATAGTGTAGGGGTCTCTAATGTCAAGCAAGGATCGAACATTCTTATTGGCGTGTATTATCGTAGCGTGATTCTTATCTGCCAACCATCCGATAGTAGCAAACTTCATCTTATACTTTTGCCTAAGTATAAAGAAAAGACATTGTCTCGCTGTAACTACGCTCTGAATTCTGCTCTTCTCTGAGACGTTGATACCTGTCCTCATCTGATAGACCTTTACTAATTGTTCGTACTTTGCTTTTGTTACTATCCCCAATCTGTCTACTTGATTTAATTCTCTCATCTTCTTCTTTGATTATTTTTTTAAATTTAGTTCTTATTCTGTGCTTTGCCAAGATTAGTATATGGTCTTCAACATCGTGCTCCTTTGCTACCTTACTTACAGGTCTACCCAACAACAAGCACTGCTCTAAACACACACTCTCTACAGGACTCTTTATACGATCTCTAAGCTCGTCTAATAAAGTATCGTAACCTCCGTACTCATCATCAAAAGAAATGCAGTTAGCTTCATACTTGTTGTAGGTGCTGTCTTGATTCCTACCAGAGTCATATATCAAATCTGATTCAAGCATTGTCGGTACTCTCTGTTTGTTAGTGCTCGGCTTTACAGCAGTAAGTATCCCGTATCTTATACTGCTCATAACTGTTGCTATAAGG